TCACATCCACATAATTTGCTGCCCTGACGGCAACGGGTGCGGCCTCACGGCGTGGACTTCTCCCGGCTTCACGATGTATCTCTGTACCGACTCATAAGTGATGAACGTGGCGCTGCAATTCACGTTCTGGCACTGGTGATAACGCTCTTTTGTCGTGTCAGTGATATAGCGGCTTGTACGCGCATGTGCGGCATGCTGGCATAAAGGACAATGAAACATCGCGAGCACCTCTTCCGGTTTTGTTAATGGTGCCATTTTATTTAATTTATCCTTATAAAACAAACAGATAAAACTAAACATTAATCATCATCTTCTGTTTCGTACTCCACATCAGAAAGCCTGACCTCAAGCTCTAAGGACGTCGTGAAGCCGCTATTATTCAGAAAATGTGTCACCTTAGTGATTGTCCAGTCCTGCTCGTCTATGACGCGCTTAAAGCCTGACACTCTGACCGGTGTTTCCGTGTAAATATCAGCACGACCAGTGGCCAGGCTGATGGAGAACTCCGCAACGCCCCGTTGCAGTTTATCCCACTTCGCCTGAGCGGCACGCATGGCCTGCGCTTTTGTGGCATATACCGTAGTCAGGGCAAAAACGTTGTCAGCTTCACCTGCCATGTATTCACCTTCGCGCGCTTCCGGTGCTTTTGGCGCTTTCTTCTGCGTGACCGGTTTCGCTTTCGGGTGCTCCAGTGCGCGCAGGTGTTTCTCTTTCTTTTTGCGTTTCAGTTTTACCTTCTGCTTTTGCGGCTTCGGGTCTTTGGTGTGTAACCACTTTGCCGTTACGCCGGTGTAAGCTCCACGGTCAGCAATCGCAAAATGATGACGGTCGCCGTCGCTGCGGGTGATGGTAATCTGCGGGATTTTTTTACCGCTGGCCGTCACCCCCTGCCCCACTTTGAGAAACAGCAGTTTTCCCATTTTTACCGACACCTCACCGCCGTTGCGTTCAGCAAGGCGGGTCAGGAATTTCGCATCAGACTCCTGCGACTGGTCGATGTGCGGAATTTTAATTCCGGCCAGTGACGGAGCGACACTGGCTTCCAGCCTGTTACGGGAGGCTATCGCCTCAACAATCGCGCCGAGCGTGGTGTCATGCCAGGAGTCTTCCCGGCGGGAATTAAGCGTCCCGCGGAAATCTGCACTCCGGGCGCGGATGGTAACCACATCCGGCGCGCCCCGGTGTTCAACCTCATCAACGGTAAATTTCCCTTTGCATACCAGGGCAAAACCTTTCCAGCCGATATACACCGTCAGGACAGCGCCACGAATCGGTAGCCCGACCTGCCCGTCGGCGTCGTTCAGTTCAATATCAAGCTGGTCAGCCTCAAAGCCCCGGTTATCCGTCAGGGTCATGCTCATCAGACGGTCGCTGATATTGCCGGTAATATCCCTGCTGTCGAGCATCAGCATGTAATCCGGCGTCAGCGTACTGCCTGCATCAAATGTCAGCGCATCCAGCATTATCCCGCCTCCGTCATACCCGTGAATTTAGTCGCTATACTGCCAGCCTTACCGATGAGCGATTCCGCCTGTTTACCGATATCGCCATAAAGCGCGGCCAGTGATTCATCAACGCGGGTGAGCGACAGCGTAAAATCAATTTTTCGGGGTGTGCCGTCTGCAAAGAAAATACTCCCTGTTTCACTCACCTTACTGATGACATACATGCCGTAAATCATGCCGGTGCCATCCAGCAACGGCCACGCCCGACCTTCCTCTGCCATCAGCCTGAGCGTGGTCATCGTCAGCTTGCCGCCGGTCAGTTCGGGATAAAGCACACCGGCCAGCGTGATGTTTTCCTCACCCACACCGAGAAATTGAAAGGCATCCCGTTTGCCGATACGGGAATTTGACGGCCAGCGATAATCTGATTCACGCTGCATGGTCTGGTGTGGCAGCGTCTGGCGCATAAAAACAAACATACCTAACGCGAGCATCATTTTTCGTCACCTCCTTAACCGTCATGCATCATGCTGGCACGGGCGCGCGCACGTTTATCCCGCTCGTATTTTTCGAGCGCATCCTGTAACTGGCGGTCAAGCTGTGTCCCCGGCGCAGTACCACCCGTCAGGCTGATGTGATATTCGTTTTTACTCTGGTCCACATAAGAGCGGCCAGCCGGTGCCGTGACCGGCTGATAAGCCTGATAGCCTGCATAAGAGCTGGTCGCCGGAATATAACCACCGCTGCCATACGTGGCGGCTTGAGTTCTGGCGGCGGTCTGGTCAAGTGTGTCTGACTCTTTGTTGATAACACCGAGTTTTTCCAGTACCCAGTCAATACCGCTGCGCAGTTTGTTGAACGCATTAAGCGGCAGCATCAGCGCGTCAGCCAGTGCCTGCCCGAACATGACGCCCGTGTCACGGCAACGGTTCAGGGTGTCCTGGGTGGCTTTAACCGGAGCAATCAGGTTTGTAAACCACTGCCACGCGGCCTGTAACTTTTCGCCCAGCCAGTCAAACACCGGTTTCAGTGGCGTGAACAGTTCCCCCACCGGCGCAAATGCCGCTTTCAGCCCTTCCACCACACCGCCAAAGAATGCGCTGACAGGCTCCCAGTATTTACGGATAAGCAACGCCCCGGCGACAATGGCGGCCACCACGGCCACAACCGGCCAGCTAATCGCCCCGATGGCGGTCATAACAGCACTGCCAACCGTCGTGAAGATTGCCCCCATTGCGCCTGCTGCCGCGATGATGGCATTGATGCCGGTGATAACCGGCCAGGCTATGAGGCCAATGGCACCGATGACACCAGTCAGCGCCAGTGCACCACCGACAATGATGCCGATGGTTGACGCCAGTGATTTGTTTTTCTGTATCCAGCCGTCGAGTTTTAACACATACTTTGTGGCCGTCTGCGTGAGCTTACGCAGTGCGCCTTCCTGCTGGTCAAACAGGTCAGTCCCCACCGCCTCATAAGCGGACTGAAACTCCTTAAAGTCACCGCCGAGGTTGTCCTGCATGATATTTACCAGCTCGGCAGTCTTCCCGTCTGAGGCTTTAAACGCAGCGGTCAGTTTGTCCAGCTTTCCGGTTGAGGCGGCAGTCATCAGCACGGCGGCGGCTGAGCTGGCCTCCTCCCCGAAAATGGTTTTCATGTATTCAGCCTGCTGGGCAGTACCGAGCCGGTTTTTCTCAAAACTGGCCTGCATTTCTTTCAGAATGGTAAATACTGGTCGGGTATTCCCCTTACTGTCTGAGGTTTTCACGCCAAGCTCTTTGAGTGCATCCCATGCTTTTCCCGTCGGTGCCTGCAGGCGACTTAACACGGCACGGCTTCCCGTCCCCGCCATTGAACCGGTAATTTTTGCATCATGCAGCGCCCCGACCATTGCGGCGGTTTCTTCAATGCTGACACCGGCATTTTTTGCCACAGGTGCGGCATAGGTCAGCGCATCGCTCATGCCGTCAAAATCGGCGGCGGTTTTGTTCATCGTCATGGAGAGAACATCCCCGATATGAGCGACCTTATCGTTTGAAAGCTGAAAGGCGGATTTCATCCCCATCAGCAGGGCGGCGTTTTCTTCCATCGTGCGGCGGTTCGCCAGCGCCATGTTCAGCGTGACCGGCGTTGCCGCCTGAATGGCATCAACATCCCCACCGGCTTTCGCAATGATAATCTGTGCACCGGCCGCATCATCCGCCGAGGCGGCGGTATTGTCGCCGAGCTGGCGCGCCTGTTTGCGTAGTGCGGCCATTTCGGTGGAGTCTTTTGCCACTCCGAGCACAGCCTGTAATTCTGAGTTTTTCTGCGCAAACTCATAACCGGGCATCAGCAGCTTAACTCCGGCCATCGTTCCCGCCGCCGCAATCCCCACACCGGCAGCGCCCACCGAGGCCATATTTCCGGCCAGTTCTTTTCCTGCCTGATAACGCTGTTTGACTGCGTTAAGTTTTGCCTGTTGCGCACTGACACGCGCCAGCGCATCACGCTGACGGTTAAGCTGTACGGTGGTTTCACTGATACGGCTTTTCAGTCCCTGCTCATCATGTGCAAGATTGCGGGTATTAATTCCCACAGCGGCCAGTTCCCGCTGCTGGCGTTTAACGGAATCCGTCAGGCGGTTATATTTCGCCTGTAAGTCCTCCGCCGCACGCTTTGCGGATTCCAGCACTTTCGCCTGAGCACGGGTCGGACGTTCGGTGTTTTTAAACTGTGTGGCAAGTGCTTCGGCTTCCTGCCGTGCCTTTTCAAGTGCATGACCAGTCACGGCAAGCTGTGCGCTGGTCTTGCGAAATCCCTCAATACGGGATGCGTGACCATTCAGCTCGCGCAGTGATTTTTGTGTTTCCCGGATATCCCCCGACAGCGACTTACTCGCTGTGCGGATGGATTTAAACGGGCGGGATGCCTGGTCAACAGCCCTGAGCAATACCTGTAATTTTACATTGTTACTCATTCGTGTTTCCGCTTCGCCGGAGCGCCTTTTCGCGCCATGTGATGAGTTCGGTCAGGCTCATGGGATACAGTTCTGATGGCGGCCAGTGAAATATCACTGCCACATCCGCCATCAGGTCATCGACCGAGAGATTTTTCGGAAACGTCACTGCACCGAGTTCGGCGACAAAAAACCGACCACCTTACCGGCCAGCGCCACAAGGTCAGGCAGTTCCAGCGCGGCGACTTCCTGCTCGGTCAGCATCGGTGCCGTCATGCGCGGCAGCACCTTAATCAGTGCATCGACTTCGGAGTTCGCGACCGCAGCCAGACTGACACCGCGCAGCGTCCCGGCATTAGGTTTCATCAGCGTGACCTGTTCGATAACCTGCTCACCACGCTTGACCGGATTGTCCAGGGTAATCACATTTTCTTTGTTCATGGTTTTCTCACTTCTGAATCAGGGTTAACCGGTCAGCCTGGCTGACCGGATGAAAATCACAGGCCGATATTGCGGCGGTGTTGCTCCAGCCGGTCGACGCCGTTCACCTTCTCAATCATGTTGATGGTGTCGATTTCGACCAGCTCCTTACCGTCCATCGTCAGCCGGAAATAGGTGCAGACCACGGAGATTTTCGACTCGGTATCTTCTCCCTGTTTCCCCTCGCCGGTGTCGATTTCTTTCTGACGTCCACGCATGACCACCTCGACGGCCACCGTTTCGCCGGTATCGTCGCGCTGGTAAGAACCTGCAAAACGAATCGGTACGGCATCCACACCGGTTGCGGCGTAAAGCTCCCAGATAACCGAATCCGGGAAGCCACCGAGCGACCACTCCATTGACAGCGCATCGTCATCAAGGCCGAGGTCTACCGGTGCGCTGCCATTCATCCCCGCACCGCGATAGTTTTCGAGCTTACGGGTCAGTTTTGGCAGCGTGACGGACTTCGCGACGCCCTGATAGCTGTAGCCGTTCAGAAAGACGTTCATTAACTTGAGTTTGCGCGGCATTGCCATCGGTCAGGCTCCTTAATTGCTGTTAACCGAGGTGACCAGATTTGCCAGGTATTTATCGGTAATACGCTGGCGCAGGGTCAGGTTTTCAAGAGGAGGTACCGGTGTATAGTCGTAGTCGATATACAGTTTTCCGGCCTTGAGGGTTTCCGCATCGTTGGATTCTTCGCTGAACCAGCAGGTCGCATCCACGATATAGCCGTTTGTTTTCAGCTCACGGAATTTGGCATTGATGCCGTCAACGATGTCGCGAATCAGCGTTGCGGTGATGGGCTTGTCCACCGCCCACATGTGCGCCTCAGCCATCGTGTCGGCCAGCACCTGCGCGGTGCGGGTGTAGTTTTCAAAGAGGAACAGCTGGTCATCAGAGCAGGTACGGTTACCCCAGAAGCGGAAACCGTCGCGGCGAATCAGCGTAGTGACGCCTGACTCGTTAAGCAGGTCAGCATCGGTGCCGGACTCCTGCAAATCCCAGAATACAGATGCGCTGATGCCGGTAACACCGTTCACCCCGACATTGGACAGCGTTTTATGCCAGCCCTGCTCCTGGTCGATTTTGGCACGCAGCCCCAGTGCACGGGCGGTTGCATACGCGGTGGCGGTGATACTGGTGACCGTATCCCATGCGAGGAAATCCGGCCAGATGACCATCAGCTCACGCTGGCTGAAATTCTGGCGGTAAGCTTTCACCTCGGAAATGGTTTTACAGCCCCATGCGCTGATATACCCGAAAGCGCGCAACTTCTGACAGACTGATGCCAGTGCAACCGCCACCTCTTTGGTGTCCAGTCCCGGCACACCGAGAATACGCGGTTTAACACCGGTAACCGACTCCGCCGCCAGCAGGGCTTTCAGTCCGGTGTACTGACCGTTTTCGTCGGTGGTGCCGATGATATTGGAAACAGTCTGCGCAAGTTTCGTTTCTTCGTCGTCGCCGGTGCCGTCTTCCACACGCACGACTACGGTGACCGGTTTTGACTGGTCAGCGATGGCCTGCAACGACGCCGCCAGCGTGCCTTTTTTACCGGCCTTTGCAATTGCGCTCTGCACATTGGTAATCAGCACCGGTTTATTGAGGGGGAAGATTTCCGCATCCGCATCGCTGGCCGTGCAGACCATGCCAACAATGGCGGTGGATACGGTGGAAATGACGCGGGTGCCGTCGTTAATCTCCAGCACCTGCACGCCGTGATGATAGTCACTCATCCGTTTAACTCCGTGGTTAATGGGTGCAACTATTTTCTGTTGTGCAGAGCATAAGACGCTATTTGACCTGACTGGTCAGTGGATGAAACAACAGATTAAAGAAAAGGCGGGCAACTCGCCCGCCCGTCCTGATTTGTACTCACTCATTTTTCAACTGACAATTTACATAGCCCAAACGCTATCAAATCTGACAGCCTATTTTGAGCGAAAAGCAGACATTAGCATCCTTCTTATAGAAAAGGTAAACCTGCTTCTATTTGTTAATCAATAGAGAGTAAGTCACAATGGCAGATACGAATATCGGCTGGAGAAATTAAATTGAAACCAGAGCAAATGAAAAACAGGGAAGAATTAACTAGCTTTGCAACGAAACTTGCTACTCAAATCAAGATGCAAACCAGCAGCAATTTAAATGATCTTTCTACAGCCCAAGAGAGCTCGCTATTGCCTCTAATCAATCATGCCTGGGGAGAGCAGTTTGAGGATATGAATAGGATATCCCAAAACTACCCTGGTCTCGACTATGTGCAACCGGGAAAGCGCTTAGGTTTGCAAATGACTGCCACTGCAAGAAAGGTTAAGTATCAGAAAACATTAGACAAACTTCGAAATAATGAGAAGTTAAAGGGTAAGTTTGACGAGATTTGGTTTTTCGTCCTCACGGCTGAACGCCTACCTGATAACGTACGTGAACACCCTGACGATTTTCAGTGCAAATATTTCACATTGTACGACCTAGTCGAAAAGGTAATGGGACAGACTTTAGAATTTCAGCGTGATTTTTTGACCCTTGCCCGGAAAGAATACTCGGATTATTTCTCTCCTGGGGACGTTGCTTTCAATCAGGGGTATTGTGTATCAGAAAACAAGCCGATCCCCTTTGACTTGAGTCTTTTCAACGCGTTAATTCATACTAATGAATGGTTTGATGATGTTGACGAAGGTGAGCAGATCGTATATGAATTTCTAGAACTTTTTAAAAATAGACTGCGTCAATGCACTTTATCTGCTAGAAATCTTTTAAGCAAAATTATCAGTGAGATAAATATACCGAAGAGTACAAGCACGAAAATCGAGTTTCCTGAAAAGCAACTTTTCGGGCCACTAATGATTGACGATACAAACTATCAATCTTTTTCAAAAGACCTTGATGATTTGTTCGAGATGAGTCTTATTGAACGATGGGACAATTATGTTGGAATGTACTATAAGGGTGATGATGCATATATCAAAAATGAACGTATGATCAGCGTGTCATTTCCAAAGATTGAACCCGAAATGAATCTGTATGCGGCGTTATATATCTTTTATGAAAAAAATCATGATATTGCAAAACTTGTGAACGCAATTGAAAATAGTGATTTTTCTCTGCTCGCTGACAGCACTTGCCAAAATAATTAGTTAGTAAAAGGATGCATTTATGCTCTTAGTTACTCACTCTGTTGAATTTATTTTAAGTTATTAATATAGATATGGGCTTATATATCTTTAATAGAAATGACTAGCGTGAAAAATATGGGGCTAACTGGTCTGCCTCTCTTTTGACCAAGACAATTTGCTGGAAAACTTCCGCTCTTGGCACAGAGCGGCCTGTCAGATTAGACTTTACTCTGTGCCATAGATATGTAAGCTCCCACCAGAGCTCATACAACTTACTGCGGCATTTCCGGCCATTCAGGATTTGCAGGATCCACACGACTGACCAGAACACTGTAGCGTTCCCATGCTTCCAGTCGGCTGCGTTCCTCCTCTGTTGCCATATTCAGCCTGACAGCGCGCTCCAGCAGCAAAATCACGGATTCAGCTTCGGAAAGTAAAGTTGCCTTTTGTGATTCTGCCAGTTGATGCTGTTCGTCTGCCGTATAAATCCGCTTAATCACGGCACCATCCTTAAACATCCATTTACCTGAGTCATCAGCACGTCGGTTGGCGGTAATATCAGGAACCTCGACAACGCTAAAACCTTCAGGGTTAAGCGTTGAAGCATCTCTGGTGATGCCGACAATTATATTATTCTCGTCGTAAACAATCTTTATCGTGTCTTCCTGAAAATTACTTACTTCCTCATACCAGTTTTTTCCGTCTTCAGACCATAACCAGACAACATCAAAATTTTTTGTCAGTTGATATTGGGCAACAGTTTTGGGATTACCCGCAGTAATATTTTTTAAATGCTGCATAAATTACACCTGTGCGACGTTATACCATGTGCCATTAATGTATTTTTGTATTGGTCTGAATACTGCGGGGTCATCACCATCGACTTCACCGACAATACCAAGCCCTGTAATTACATGGCCTGATTTTTCATACATCACACCTTTTTGCATAGTCTGAACAACACGTGTGCCCAGGCGAATATCTCGTACATAGCGAGAATCCGATTCAGCTTTGGTATATGCACCAACATCTCCCGCAGAGGGTTTGCGGGTTGTGGTGTAAAACTCTGACCAGTTAGCCTCAAATCCATAACCATCACGTGCTGAACGATAAAAAATACCGCCGTTCTTATAATTCACACGGAACTGTACGGCAGGGCAACTCCCCGCATTCATATTGAAGTGGAGGATTAATGTCGATGCACCGCTGATATCTGCATCATAAACACCGCTATTCCAGTTCCAGCCAACAGCTTTATCATTTGCAACCCTGCTTCCTGTTTGCCCTAAAGCAAATGCAGGCTGCTGGTTTTTCGTGTTGTAGTCTCGTCGCCAGCCGGGGGCATAAGCATCACCATGATTAATATAAGTGAATTGAGCGTTAGTGGTGCCGCCTCCGGTAGAAGTGCTTGGTGTTGTTACACGGATGGTCATGGCACCTTTATTACCCATAACCTCAATAACGCAACCTGCAAGATGAATAGTTCCACAGCCAGTATCGGTAATAATTTTATTATTGCCGTATGACCATGAACATTTGCACATCCAGTACGGATGATTAAATGCACCACGGGAATCCAGCCATTCAATAAACTGAGCGGTTGTCCAGTTTCCGGCTTCAGTGCTCAAAGCGCCGCTATAAGCACGACAGGCACCGATATTTTTCGTGAAGGTATCCTTTCCCGGAATATCCGCACCGTTCTGATCTTTCTGAAGACGTTTTTCAGCATTGTCATAGGCAGACTTCACTGCTTTTGGTGTTGCGGCCAGCGTTTCAGAATCACTGTTGGCGGCGCTACTGAGCTGAACAAGACCTTTCCGCGCCGTGGTGGCGTCCTGTGCAGTGTATTTCCCGTTAGCAAGGTCATACGCGGCCTTTACCGCCTTTGGCGTTGCCGCAAGCGTTTCAGAATCGCTGTTGGTGACGCTACTGAGCTGGACAAGACCTTTTCGCGCTGTGGTGGCGTCCTGTGCGGTATATTTCCCGTTAGCAAGGTCATATGCTGCTTTTACCGCTTTTGGTGTTGCGGCAAGCGTTTCAGACGTGCTGTTGGTGGCACTACTGAGCTGGACAAGACCTTTTCGCGCTGTGGTAGCGTCCTGTGCGGTATATTTCCCGTTAGCCAGGTCATATGCGGCCTTAACCGCTTTCGGCGTTGCAGCCAGTGTTTCAGACGTGCTGTTGGTCGCACTGCTTAACTGAGTAAAACCTTTTGCGGTCAGCGAGGCGTCCGGGTGACGTCGTGACTGTTCATGTTCTGCAATTTTGTCATCAACGTAATCCTGCGTCGCCATCACCGTTGTGGTGTCAATGGTCAGCTCCACTGAGGTCACACTGCTGACGATGATGACCATGCGACAGGTCTGCGAACGCCCTGAGCCTTCGGCAAGAGCTGGCTTATAACTTTCGGCCATGTTCGCCACGGCAATTAATGTTCCCGCATCATCGTACAGGCCAAGCTCACGCATCCAGAAACCGCCCACCTCCGGCGGAATAACCAGCTCTGCGATAATATAATTACTGTTTCGTTTGTCCTGGCTGATTTTGTTCAGCGCATGTCGCCAGACTTCATGGATAAGCCCGGTCTGTCCGGCATCCGGGACAGGCAATTTACCACCGCCATCCCCGACGGCCATCGTGGTAATGTTGACCTTCCGCCCTCCCGGCGCGGTTGCCGCTGCCAGCTTTGCTGCACCGGCAGTGGTGATAACGGTTCTGAATTTTGTGCTCATTATTCCTCACTTATCCGGGGTAAACCGTAATTACATCGCCGTCATAAGCCACACCACCGGCGAACAGGTAGCCGGGAATGTCCCGGGTAATGTTCAGGCCAATAAGGTGGCGGCTTGCAGGTTTGGCATCAGCAATCAGCCGTTCCATTTCCTGATACATTGCCTCTGTGATGCCACTTTCCAGTACACCAATATCAAGCCGGAAGGTGCCCGGCGGGTCACTGGTTTCCCACCACTCCGTCACGTTGATGAGATAGCCGAGCGGCTCCACCACACGCCGGATTGCACCTATAGTGCCTTTATGACAGTGGATGAAATAGGCATCGCGGATAACGGCGCGTTTTGTCGCTTCCGGCCACTTTTCATCCCACCTGTCGACCGAAAACGCCCACGCCAGCCACGGCAGCAGATTTGCCGGACAGGTGTCCGGGTTCCACAGCTCACGAATACTGGCCGGCGTTTTTTCAATTTCCGCACAGGCTTTTGCGGCGGCGACCTCAAGCGGTGATGAGCCGGTCGGCAGCAGTCGCGAATCACTCATCCGAGCCTCCGGTCACGACGCGGTATTCGGTACAGAAAGACGCCTGCGTACTGTTGAGCACGATGTCGGCCAGTGGTGCTGCCAGTTCGACACGCTGCACACCTTCCACATGCAAAGCGGCATAAATGGCAGACAGACGGATGTCGCGCCCCAGCCGGTGCTGTGCCGTGATATACGCTTCCAGTTTTTTCACGGCGGCAGCGCGGATGGGTTCGCTTTCGGGACCAGGGTAAAGGTAAAGCGTGGCGTTTATCTGGTATTCAACGATGGCGGCAGACTGCACGGTCACGCGGTCGGCCACCGGCCTGACGTCCTCACCATTAAGGGCGTTACGCACCACGGCCAGCAGGTCTTCGGATGCAACACCGTTATTTTCACGTGACAGCACAGAGATGGTGACGCAGGCCGGAGACGGACTGGTGACAGAGATATCCGCGACACGCCCGTCGGCACTGCGACCATGATACTGATAGGCACCCACCGACCCGGCGACGCTTAAGCCCTCAAACGCCTGCTGAATACGCAGACGATAATCGGTGTCAGACTCCATCACTGCCGGTGTCGGCGGAATGGTCGAATCATCTGCCGGGGTGATAGTCAGGCGCGTGGTGTTGTAATTGGCACCAATCACATCAAGGTCATTACCGGCTGCACAGGCCAGCATCACCGCCCGTGCAGCCTCATTCACACGCTGACGCCAGATAAGCTCACGATAAGCATTTTCCTCCAGCAGTTTGACGAGAGGCTCGGATTCCAGCGTCAGGGTACGGGCGACCGCCTCCTGCTGGTCTTCCGGGTAAAGGGAAATCAGTGTCGCCTTGCGTTCGGTGAGAATGGTTTCAAAGTCCAGCTCCTCGACCACATCCGGTGCGGGTAGCTGGTTCAGGTCGATAATCGGCATGGTTTCAACTCACAGGGATGGTTAACGAAAGTGGCTGGCCGGTGTCGTTGTGCTGGCCGGTCAACGTGACCGTCATTCGCCCGTCAAAGCTGCGCGCCGTGGTGACGGATGACAGGGTGACGCGGGGTTCCCATTTCAGCACTGCCATGTAACAGGCGACCTTAATCTGCAACTCAAGCGCCGGGGTCTGCGGCTGGTCAATCATTGATGCCAGCAACGAGCCGTAATCACGACGCATCACCCGTGAGCCGACCGGCGTGCGCAGGATATCGCCGATACTCTGGCTGATATGCTCAAGGTCAGTGACAGTCAGGCCATTACTGCGATTCATTCCGAGATAACGCGCTGTCATAAAGGACTCCCGGTTGTGCCGCCGCTGTCGCCGGGGTGTTTGTGGGTATGCAGTACCTTACCGTTTGATGAGAGTTCACCGCCGGTGTGTTCAATGTTGCCGCGCATCGTCCCGCCCTTCTGTACTTCCAGCGTGCCGGTAATCAGCCTGTTGGTGCAGACCACCTCCGGTGTGTCCAGGGTGACGCGGGTTGATGCTTTCACCATGACCACCGGCACCGTGGCAGTAACAGAATCAGAAGCCGTCACGCTGGCCGTTTTAATTCCGCTTGCCGTGAGTGCACTGGTTTCGGGTTCATATTCAATCACCGCCCCGTCAGGGAAACGGATATGCAGGGCATCCGCCGACGCAGACGGCGCGGGGTTATCGCCGGAATAAATCCCCGGCAGAACGAACGCCGTGTCGAGTTCACCGCCCACGGCCAGAATCAGCACCTGCTCCCCCACGGAAGGTGCCCACCATGTGCGCGAACGACCGGCACGATGGGTCAGCCACTGAAGCCAGTCAGTGCACATGCCGCCGGTCTGCACACGGCAGCGACCGGCGTTAAGGTCGGTTTCGACGATAATGCCGGTGCGAATCATGTTGCGCAGTGCGCGCGCGAGTTCCTGAATATTTGCGAGAGTGTTCATGCATGTGAGATTGCACAATATATAAAAGTTATGCTATCTGGATTCATTTGTAGAACTACCAGACAACATTCAAGGAGAGCGTAATGGTCAGCTATAATGTGACTAATGTGTGGGGGCTAATCGTTTTTTTCCTTTGTAGCTTTGCAGTATTAGCATTTTTTAGCTTTGGTAAAAGTAACCTTATGAGGCTTATTGCACATTATTTCAATTTTGGATATTCAGACAAAAAATTAAAAAGACTTGACCGCGAGTGGCGCGACATTCAACTATTTAAAATAATTAACGGAATCAATGTATCAGGCATTGAAAATGTGAGAATGATACAGCAGGGACTGATTGATGGAAAACTAAAAACATCGTATTTTTTCCTTACTCGCATCTGGGGTGACATAACAAAACCACCACACATAATTAAAACAATAATTGTAATTCTGGCCAGTATTTTTTACATTCTCCTCGCATGTTATATACACAACAAACAATCCGCTATAGTAAGAGATGCCATAGGCATACCATATAAAAATATGATGTACTATGTTTATAGTGACAAAGTTCTTTTATCCTTCAACAATAAAACAGTTGAATTCAATAAAACTTATAGCCTTGCCGATTGCAAGAGGCTACGAAACGTATTTATAAAAGACACACTTCCTGAGATCGCCTGCAATAAGCTCTTACAGCTAAACGAGGAGGACTCCGAATGGTTAAGTCAGGAGATTAAAGATAATAACAGCCAAAAAAAAGCATTATTAATAATATCCCTCATCTATTTCATTTCAGGTCTGGTTATATTCCTGTCATATACAAAATTCCTTTACGCCAATAAGAAGGTTGTAGAATACAAAGCATCAAATAAAAATCACTCATAAACCTCTAAACATTGAGCGACCAGCATGGCCGCTCAATGTTTAATTGCGCATCAGCCTCTGCCTGGATAAAACTAACGCTCAAGGTGAGCCAGGATAATCTCTTCAATCATCTGCACATCCTCACCGGTAAAGCCGAGCAGAGGACGCGCCGGATAATCAATTTTCTTACCGTTTTTCCGGGTTTCTTCCGACAGACCGAACTGATGCACACTGGCGATTTTCGGCGACTTCCCGCCGTAAAATTCCATTGATGCCTGTTCCGGGCTGGCGCGGATATGCAAAAAACGACTGGTGATAAGTTTCGCAAACATTTTTCGCTTAACACGACCGGTCTTTTTTCTGGCGCTCTGCTGCTGGCGTGGCGCGTAGGGTGTGCCGTCCGGGGCTTTCTGTGCCATCACCCGACGCTGCTGACTCTGACGCAGACGTTTCGCCAGTTCGGCGCTCAGTCGCCGACGCCCTGACGGTGACAGCGATTCAATAAGTCCCGCCAGCCGGTCTTCAAAACGCTTAAACTCATTCATCCCACTTGCTCACCAGTTCGCCATTGATATAAAGCTCCATCGGGCGGGTGGCCGGCTCCGGCGGCGTGGGTTCCGGGATATTCTTCACATGCAGCGCGCCGTCCACCTCACTGACCAGCGTGCGCTCGGTCAGCATCAGGCTGATGCTGATATCAAAGCTGCTGTCATTGTTGATGTCTGCATAAAACGTGAAGCCCTTTTTCTGACCTTCGTCAGTGGTCATGATGTCGGGCTGATTTTCCCGCAGCCACGCCAGCACCGGCACGATGAGCAGGTCAAAATCACCGGTAAAGTCGGTCACAATGACATTGAGCGTGTAACGCTTTTCGAATGACAGCGACGTCGCCAGTGTGGAGGCAATACTCCCGTTATCCACGAATATCCGCAGCATATCGGGGTTAGTTTTCAGCACCGTGACGGCATCAGTCAGCGCCCTGCGCAGGCTGTCGGGTTTGAGCATCGTTTTCGTCCTGACAGTGTTTAATCATTTTTACCTGGCTGGCACAGCGCGCCAGCGCGTTCTCAAGCTGCCGGATATCGGCACTTAAATCACCGTTCGTCTGCGGGTCGCTGCCCGGCATCGGGCAAAGACTCACTTTCGGGCAGGCGTTGTGGACAATCACTGGCATCGGTGCAGGCGGGGCGCTGGTGCAACCGGCGCACAGCATCAGGCAGGTCAGCGCCGTACCAGCGGCGAAAATCTTCGTTTTCATTCAGTAACCTCGTGATGGTTTTCTCGCGCTGTGCTTCACGTTTCGCGGCGTTCTCCAGCTCCTGACGCAGTGCCACCTGCGCCAGCTCGTTTTTGTCTGCCCTGGTAAGGGCAACATGAAGCTGGTTTTTCAGCATGGTGATGGTCGTCTGCTGTTCACTGGCGACGTTGTTCGCCCTGTCCAGCGAGGCGCGCAGGCTGGCGTTTTCATGCTTCGCCAGAAACAGCCCCGCCACCGCCAGCGATAACAACACGACCAGCACAATCATCAGCTTTGACATGGTTCCCGCCCCTCAAAACGCTGACGGCAGGCTTTACGTATCAGCCGGAAGAACACCGACGCCACAAGATAAATCAGCGCGGTAAAAATCCACCCGGCAGCGACCAGCGCGATAAACGTCGCCACCATCACCACCAGAGCCGCCGCCCGTCTGCGCCACCGCACCGGCTGCAAAAACAGCGACGTGACAATCTTCACGGCCAGCGATTCCGGCGGCAGCTCCCGCCCGTAGCGTTCCAGCACATACTCAGTGGCATACACGCCGACACCACCGGCAACCACACAGATAACCGTCGCCAGAATCGCCCAGGTGGCGACAAAACTGACGGCCACGCTCTGCGGGTAAATCAGGGACAGTGCCAGCATCAGCGCCAGCGACACGTTCAGCATCAGTGAAAGGGATAATTTCTTCATGGTGTTTACTCCGTTTAAGCCGGTACGCCGCCAGCGGTACGCCAGACGGTGACCAGTTTTTCCAGTGAATGCTCACGCTGACCGTAACCGGCACCCGGCAGGGACGCCCAGATATTGCGACAGCGTGAAATGGCGCGCTCAATGCGTCCCGCCCGGATGTCATCCAGCGCACCGCGTTCGCGGATCAACTGAATGGCAAGTCTGTCCTGTGACAACGGACTGAAATCCGGCAGGGCAAGCTGTTTGCGGTAATGCGGCCAGAACAGGTAAAGCTGCTGATAGCGACCGGAGGCCGTGGATTTTTCACCGCGACGGTTAAACACCTTCGCCGGTCGGCCATGTGCGAACGGGTGGTCACTGTAGTCGGTGAAAATTTCCGGCTTCCCGTCCAGTCCGGTGACTATCACGTCATAGCCCCGGTTTTTCGTCAGCGGATGGTTTGCCGTCCCTTCGGACACGGCCAGCATGTCGAGAAAGGCGGCGATATTCTGATGCGTGTTAATAACCGGCATTACGGTTTCCCCCTGCCCTTAAAGCGGCGCTGAATGGCAATCTCAATCACCTGATAACCGGCGATACCCAGCATGGAGCCGATACCGCACACCGCAGGCAGTGACAGGTCAGGAAACTGCACCAGAACAACACCGGCAACCATCGAGACAAAACCACCGAGCAACATGCGCCCGATAAACAGACGCGGGGTGATGGGTTCACCACCGGCAAGCACCTTGCCGACAACAATCAGCACCCCAATCATGAAAAGCGACAGGACGCTTTTTTCTTCTGCTGTCATGCGTTACTCCCACAGATTGACAGTTTCAGCCACGGGCGCGGTCTGAACGTCGGGCAGTTCGACGGCGGTGCCGTGTGGCAGCACCGCACCCAGTTCAGCCAGTCCCGGATTTGCGGCGAGCACAGTCTCAACCACGCCCTCAGTGCGCCCGTAATACCGGACACAAATGGCGTCGAGCGTGTCGCCCTGTAGCGCAAAGGTCTTCATCAGATTTGACTCACGATGCAGCGCGGCTTGTCCTGGATGCGCGCCACTGCCCAGCGCATATCCCGCCACAGCTCATCAATGGTGCTGTCAATGCTGTCGGCCTTCTTGTCGCCTTTCGCACTGGCATCCACACCGCGATAACGTTCATAAAGCGACGCGGTCGCCATCGCACACACGGCGCGCTCGTAGTAAAAAACTTTGATGCTTTCACCGTCGATGTCGTCCGCCGGGACGTCCGCCAGACGCGTAAAACCGGCGGCAATTTTCTGTTCGCGGTACTCGTACAGCTCCGCATTCGTCTCCGCCATGCCTGACTTGATGGCCTCACGCAGACGGGCGGGGGCGACGGTCTGCTCAAGGCGCATACGTTCCCGGACGCGCTTCGGGTCGATATCGGGAAAAAAGAACGTGTTTTTAATCACCGGCTCGTCGCCTGCCGGTTGCGGGATAACCACCGTACCCTCACCGGACACGGGAGCCTCCTTTCGCGGAATAATCAGCGTCATCATGACTACCTCTGAAAAGTCGGGCGGTGGACGCCGGTGCAGTGTCAGGTGATTCACCGTCACTGACCGGCGTGCCGCCCTGGCGCGGGGCGCATTCGGTTGTTAACTGGCTTTCTTTTTCGGGCGTCCACGTTTTGCCGGTGTCACGCTCCGGGTCTTACGCGGGGCGCGGGTGACCGCTTTTGGCTGCGGCTCCGGCTTCGGTTTCAGCTCCCGCTCCAGTCGTTCAATCTCTTTTTTGACGCCTGCCTGACAGTCGAGCTGTGTCGCACGTTGCAGGTGAGCCAGCGCACCGGCGGCATCACCAGCGTCACGCAGAAACAGACCGGTGATTTTGTGCAGCTTTGCGCGCACTTCATCAGGCATGTCAGCCGTGGCGGTCAGTTCGAGGGTGTCCGTCAGCAGGCGGGTATCCACAGACTCACCGGCAGCGTGGGCGCGCATGGCCGCAAGTGCGACCTCCTCGGTGAACATGTACGGCGGGGTGCGGCGGTGTTTACCCGGCATGGTCAGACCGTACTTCAGGGCATAACGGGCAATCTCCAGCGCACCGGCAATATCGCCGGTATCCAGACGCCACAGCATGACCGTCATCAGAATGTCATCCTGTGCACCTTTGCCCTGCTCCAGCACGCCGTTCACCCACGGCAACCAGAACGGCAGCAGTTCGCGTTTTTTCGCGGCCTTCAGCTCTTTTGAATAAATCGCTTTCAGTGTGCGCTGGTCTGCGGCGAGCTTAACCAGCATCTGCTCATAGACAGTTGCATGTCGCAGCGGGGCGGCTTCCCGCTGCGCGGTCATCGCTGCCGAGACCCGCATCATGTGGCGCTGTGCGGGACTCGTCATCGGTTACGCTCCCGGCTCTGCGGTCGCCTTAGCCGGTGTGGAGAAATCACCGACCTTAATTTTTTCCACCAGGCAACCGGCGGCGTAGTCTTCCACCACGTAATCAATGTTCATTGACTCGTAGTTCTCCACGCGGTCGAGTTTCGGGTTTTCCTCAATCACGCGGCGATGGCTGTCATCCATGTAGTAGATGGACAGGTTTTCCAGCTTCGTGATGAGCATCGCATCCGCCGGGAAGTACGGGACGCGTACCGCTGGCAGGTTGCCGATGCGTTTCTGGCTGATGATGACGTCAGCGGCCAGCATTTCGCTGTTGTCCTGCTCCTTGTTGACGATGGGAAAATACTTGTCCGCCAGTAGCTGACGTCCCACAATCACCACAAGGTCAGGGTCTTCCTGATACCACGGCTCAATCAGGTTGTTGGTCGCATCCATCACCAGTGCATCAAGGCTGGCATAATCACCGCCCTTACCCACGCGGATGACCTCAGAGGTGGTGTGCCCTTCCTCGTCAGTGACCTTGCTCATCACGCGCGCCGGGGCTTCATTGCGGTATTTCTGCAGCCAGCCGACCGCCACATCCTGCAGCATCGGATTACTGCTGCGGTCAGAGGTTTCGGCACGCTTCACGCCGTTAAAACCGGCCATGATGAAATCAAGGGACTGGCGTTTGATAATGGCGTTACGGATACGGAGCTGGAAATCCTGATAACGCGCCCACAGGTCCAGCGTTTTGTAGCGGATATAAAAATCGAAGTTAATCTGGTCGCATTCGTACTTGTTTGACGCCAGCTTCGAGAAGTCCTTCGGCTGACGCTCGGTGCCACCGGCGGTGTCGGTGGTGCTGGCGATGGAGCCGGTGACACCAATACCAATTTTTTCCCCTTTCATTTCGCTGACCGGCACAATGTTGATGCGGGTCAGAAAATCAGAGGACTCCTGCATGGTGTTCATCAGGGTCTGAGTGACCGACGGTTCAACGGTGAATTTTTTCGACACATCACCGGCGTCGATGCCGTTCAGTTCGGCAACACGGGACAGGTAGGCATTAAATTTAAAGCGGGTTTCCTGGCGCATAGTTTTTCCTGAAATTAAGGGTTAATCGTGAAGGTTTTCCCGGACTGACTGACGCCGGTCAGCAGTTCGTCATCAGGGCGTCACCGCCACCACCGGTGGCCTTGCTGCGGCGCTGCTGGGTCAGACTTTCGGTGTTGTCGAGACTGTTTTTCAGGCGGGTGAATGCCTGGCTGGTTTCATCCGCCCTGTCAGTCACCTCCTGCTTAAGTGCGGAAAAGGCGGTTTCCATCTCAGCGAGGCGCTGCTCAGTGGCGCTCAGTTTTTCCTGCACATGTTCAGCAACAGCGGTCACCGCTTCATGCACGTCATTCAGACGGGCGTCATCGCTGGCCTGTTTGCGGCCAAAAATGGATTTCACCTTTTCGGTCAGGGCGGTGAACACGGTTTCAGGCAGGTCTTCAAATTCCAGCTCAACGGGCGTTGCCACTGAAATAAGGTTCTCAGGGCTTAATTTGAAGCGGTTCAGGGGGTTGTGTTTTGCCGTGCGGCAGAATTCCAGGTATTCCGTACCGAGGCTTGCCGGGTCATCGGTGACGGCCAGCCCCACCAGATAACATTTGCCGGTGTTGGCAAAGTTCGGCTGAATTTCCATTGAGGTATAGACCTTCTGCGCGGCCTTGTTCATCGCGATAAGGTCATCGGTCGGGGTGATTTTCGCAAACAGCGCCCATTTGCCTTTCAGCGCCGAATCATCGTCAATCTTTTCGGCCTTCAGTTCGGCCACATCGCCATAACGCTTAAAAATACCGTCAGGCAGGATGCCGCGCAGATGTTCCAGGTTAATGCGGCAACCATAGACTCGCGGGTCAAAGGTTTCGGCCATTTCCTGAATATCCTGCGCACTGATGACACGCCCGTCACAGGTGTCACCTTCAACGCCGATACGAAAGAATTTTGAGACTTTTTTTGCCATTGTCAGGAGTCCTGAATAGTGATTAGAGGAGTCACATGTCGGCATCAGTTTCCCGACGATGCGCATCCTCCGCCATCAGTCCCGGATGGCTTATCACTGACACAACAGCACCTTAGCGAATCGCGGGACGCGACTCAGTAGCCTTGCCGTGTATTCATCACGGCGAGGTATTCATGACCATCACCACAGACACCACTCTTTTACACGACCCGCGTCGTCAGGCGGCGCTGCTGTACTGGCAGGGGTTTTCCGTGCCGCAGATTGCCGCCATGTTGCAGATGAAACGCCCGACGGTGCAGAGCTGGAAACAGCGCGACGGCTGGGACAGCGTTGCCCCCATCAGCCGTGTCGAAATGAGTCTGGAAGCGCGGCTGACCCAGCTCATCATCAAACCGCAGAAAACCGGCGGTGACTTCAAGGAAATTGACCTGCTGGGACGCCAGATTGAACGACTGGCACGGGTAAACCGTTACAGTCAGACCGGCAACGAGGCAGACCTTAATCCGAACGTCGCTAACCGCAACAAAGGCGGGCGGCGCAAACCGAAAAAGAATTTTTTCAGTGACGAGGCCATCGAAAAGCTGGAGCAGATTTTCTTTGAGCAGTCTTTCGAATATCAGCTGCACTGGTATCGCGCCGGGCTTGAGCACCGCATCCGCGATATCCTGAAATCCCGCCAGATTGGCGCGACGTTTTATTTTTCCCGCGAGGCGCTGCTGCGCGCCCTGAAAACCGGCCATAACCAGATTTTTCTGTCGGCCAGTAAAACGCAGGCGTATGTGTTCCGCGAATACATCATCGCCTTTGCCCGTCTGGTTGACGTTGACCTGACCGGTGACCCGATTGTCCTGGGCAATAACGGTGCAAAACTGATTTTTCTCGGCACCAACTCCAACACCGCACAGAGCCATAACGGCGACCTGTACGTCGATGAGATTTTCTGGATCCCGAATTTTCAGGTACTGCGTAAGGTGGCATCAGGTATGGCCTCACAGAGTCACCTGCGTTCGACCTATTTCTCCACCCCGTCCACGCTGGCGCACGACGCCTACCCGTTCTGGTCGGGTGAACTGTATAACCGGGGACGCGCCAGCGCCGCCGAACGCGTGGAAATCGACGTCAGTCATAACGCCCTTGCCGGTGGGCTTCTCTGTGCGGACGGCCAGTGGCGACAGATTGTCACCATTGAGGACGCCCTGAAAGGTGGCTGCACGCTGTTCGACATTGAGCAGCTCAAACGCGAAAACAGCGCCGACGATTTTAAAAACCTGTTCATGTGTGAATTTGTTGACGACAAGGCGTCGGTGTTCCCGTTCGAGGAGCTGCAACGCTGCATGGTCGACACGCTGGAAGAATGGGAAGACTATGCACCCTTTGCCGCCAATCCGTTCGGCTCCCGCCCGGTATGGATTGGTTACGACCCGTCACACCGTGGCGACAGCGCCGGATGCGTGGTGCTGGCACCGCCGGTGGTGGCCGGTGGCAAATTCAGAATACTTGAGCGTCACCAGTGGAAAGGCATGGACTTTGCCACCCAGGCTGAATCCATCCGCAAACTCACCGAAAAATATAACGTCGAATACATCGGTATTGATGCCACCGGCCTCGGTGTCGGCGTGTTCCAGCTCGTGCGCTCGTTCTATCCCGCCGCGCGCGACATCCGCTACACGCCGGAAATGAAAACCGCAATGGTGCTCAAGGCAAAAGACGTTATCCGCCGTGGCTGTCTGGAATATGACGTCAGCGCCACCGACATCACCAGCTCGTTTATGGCTATCCGCAAGACCATGACCAGCAGCGGACGCAGCGCCACCTATGAGGCCAGCCGCAGCGAGGAAGCCAGCCACGCCGACCTCGCCTGGGCGACCATGCACGCCCTGTTAAATGAGCCACTCACCGCCGGTATCAGCACCCCGCTGACATCCACCATTCTGGAGTTTTACTGATGAGCAAGAAAAAAGGGAAAACACCGCAACCTGCGGCAAAAAAAATGACCGCCAGCGCCCCGAAAATGGAGGCATTCACCTTTGGTGAGCCGGTGCCGGTACTCGACCGCCGTGACATTCTGGATTACGTCGAGTGCATCAGTAACGGCAGATGGTATGAGCCGCCGGTCAGCTTTACCGGTCTGGCAAAAAGCCTGCGTGCTGCCGTACATCACAGCTCACCGATTTACGTCAAACGTAATATTCTGGCCTCGACATTTATCCCGCATCCGTGGCTTTCCCAGCAGGATTTCAGCCGCTTTGTGCTGGATTTTCTGGTGTTCGGTAATGCGTTTCTGGAAAAGCGCTACAGCACCACCGGTAAGGTCATCAGACTGGAAACCTCACCGGCGAAATATACCCGTCGTGGCGTGGAAGAGGATGTTTACTGGTGGGTGCCGTCCTTCAACGAGCCGACAGCCTTCGCGCCCGGCTCCGTGTTTCATCTGCTGGAGCCGGATATTAATCAGGAGCTGTACGGCCTGCCGGAATATCTCAGCGCCCTTAACTCTGCCTGGCTGAATGAGTCGGCCACGCTGTTCCGCCGCAAGTATTACGAAAACGGCGCTCATGCCGGATATATCATGTACGTCACTGATGCCGTGCAGGATCGCAACGATATCGAAATGCTCCGCGAAAACATGGTGAAGTCGAAAGGCCGCAACAACTTTAAAAATCTGTTTCTCTATGCCCCACAGGGGAAAGCCGACGGCATCAAAATTATCCCGCTCAGTGAAGTGGCAACGAAGGACGATTTTTTTAATATCAAAAAAGCCAGCGCCGCTGACCTGCTGGACGCGCACCGCATCCCCTTTCAGTTGATGGGCGGCAAGCCGGAGAACGTCGGGTCACTGGGCGATATTGAGAAAGTGGCAAAGGTCTTTGTCCGCAATGAGCTTATCCCGTTACAGGATAGGATCCGCGAGATAAACGGCTGGCTCGGTCAGGAGGTCATCCGCTTTAAAAACTACTCACTGGACACTGACAACGGCTGAACATCGCCGCCTGCGGGCGGCTTTTTTATATCCCGTCATCACGCCCTCACACGCTCACCACCGCACAAAACACCCCGCAGACACACCAATGCCCCGGCGCACAATCTAAACGCCGTCACGACGCGCTCAGACGCTGAAAAAATAAAATCCGCACCACCGCCAGCGCGCAGTGCTTTCCCCGCCTCGCCCGCCCGCTTCATGGGTCGGTTTTAATGCAGTTGCATAACATATTATTCATAGCACCACTGTGAGTTTATGGCTTCATTTTAGCGAGTTACTTACGCATGCATTTTAATGCACATAATTGCAGTTCTAGCCTACGTTTAACTCCAGTGTTAATCTTTGCATATCACCATATCTAATGAGATTAGAGTTATGACAGAAAGCCTTGATTACATCGACCTCAATAAACTTGAGCTTGATACAAAAAATCCACGTCTTCCTGAAGGTGTTGAACGTACCCCAGAAGCAATGCTAAATCATATAGCTCTAACAACCTCTATTGAAGACTTGATGAATGCAATCGCAGAAAATGGATTTTTTCCTGGCGAGCCTCTTATTGCGGTTAAAGAGGGAGATAAGTACACCGTTGTGGAAGGCAACCGTCGCTTAACGGCAGTTAAACTTATTCATAACCCATATGAGTGCGACAGACCCAGCTCCCGGATGATAGAAATCGCCGAAAGCGCTAAAGATAAACTAGGTACACTAGAAAAATTACCAGTGATCGTTAGAGATACCAGAGCTGAAATTTTACCTTATTTGGGTTTCAGACATATCACTGGTGTCAAACAATGGGAACCTCTATCGAAGGCTCGTTATATCGAGCAACTTTTTGGGCTCACCTCCCCAAACTCACCGACTAATGATCGATATCATCAGGTTGCTCGTGCAATTGGTAGCAGAAAAGATCATATCAAGAGAAATCTAGATGCTTTAGCCGTTTATAAAGTAATGGAGAGCAATAACTTTTATGATATTGATGGATTAGATGAAGAATCGATCAAGTTTTCAATTTTATCTACAGCCTTAGCTGACGAGAAAATTGGATTGTTTGTTGGCGTCTCAGAAAAAGACGAATATGGTGATATTACATCCAATGATGTAATAATTCACCCACATCATATAAATAGAGAAAATACCAGAGAACTTACACTATGGCTTTATAAAAAGGATGATTCCGGGAAAACAAAGGTTGGAGAGTCCCGAAATTTACGCCTATTATCTTCTGTTATTGATAACCCCAAGGCTTTAACGTCCTTTAGAAACGGGGCTGACCTTAAGGTTGCGTATCAGTTAACTGAAGACTTAAAACAAGATTTCATGACGTTACTTTATAAAGCTGAATCTGCATTAATTGAAGCGGCTGGAATTGTTGCAACCATTGATTACAATCCTGAAGCATTGGAAGTTGCAAGACGCCTAAGTCAAAATGTCAAACTTATTGGTAATACAATTAAAGCCAAAAAGGTTTCTGACGATGAAGATTTTTAAAATCGGAGACATTCATCCTAGTGTTCCTCATCTTTTTGCAGACCTTGCAGAACTTGCTACGGTTATAAATTATTCTGGTCGTTATGATCTACATAAAAATGACCTCATAACAATAAGAACTCAAAGTAACACAAGTGTGGATGATATTGATCAAGAATATCAAGAAGATGAAAATGAAGGCTGCGATGCTGAACGCAATGACCGTTTAGAAAGACAAGTTGAAGATGTCTGGACGCAACTCGATTTTAGACAAAATTTTCTCAAGGATATTTATCCATTTATTATTAATGGTGACTTTATTTCATTGAAAGAAAACCTCACTGAGATACAAAGAATATATATTTTCTTACTCGCATGCTCGAGGTTACGTTCTTTCACAAAGGCTAGGCAAGGAATAATACAGTTTTGGGCAAAAAATTTTGCTGTCGTAAGTAAATTTTGTGCAACAGCACTACTCCCAGCACACTCAACTGTACGAGTATTTGACGCAAACTCAGATGACAGGCGAAAATATTATGGTACTGATTTAAGAAAAGCCTTGAAAAGGCTAGGAAAAGACTTAGCTGTTCCTTATATTAATGAGCAAGAGTGCGAAAGAGCTGATCCGAGAGGTGATGGTGGTTTTGATATAGTTGCAACTATAGAATTTGAAGATAAATTAAGTAGTAACTTTGCCTTTTTAGGTCAATGTGGAGCCCAAGAAAGAGATTGGCCCAAAAAAACACTTGAAGCCCACTCATTGAAACTACGAACATATTTTCAAGTGCATTTTGACATACCAACTCTAATGTTTACCCCCGTATTCTATCGAAACTCAGATGGTCAATGGGTAGACAATAGCCCTTGCGCTGGAGTATTGATCATTGACAGAGCAAGGATATTACAGCTTTTAAAAAAGACAAACCATTGCCCTAAAATAGTTTCAGAACAATGGTTTCTTGATTTCGAACAAATTATCAATGATCTTAAGGTCGAATAACTAATCCCAAATATCTGGAAGAGATTTAGCAACCGCCTCAAATAAAGGAGGCGGAACAGCATTGCCAACTACTGTATACTTCATATTAATAGAAGCCCGTTCAGTTTCTGGAAAAATTAGGTCTCCAAAACCCTGTAAAATAGCGGCCTCTCGATAACTAAACCTACGAGCTGGTGCATCCGAAGTAAATTGCCACTTATCTGGACCCAATTTTTCTAATGTTGGACTTATTGGATGTAGAGGCATATGTCTAGGATTTGCAACAATTGTTTTAGATATCTGATCCCAATCTTGCCGACGGTTGCGCGATAGATAATACCAATGAAAATCGGCATCATAAAACTCACCAATAGGCCAAACAGGCATATGACCAATAGCATCACGAATTGTTGAATATGGTTTCAAGCCATCACCATGTGTTGGTTTTGGAAATTTGTATGTAATACCATAGTCTTTTCGTATTCCTACGATAAAGATTCTCTTCCTATCTTGTGATACGCCATAGTGGGACGCATTCAGAATTTGCGAGCTTACTGTATAACCTGCTTCTTCGAAAACTTTGAATTGATCCTTTAACAAATGTTCAAAGTTACGCCTTACCATTCCAGAAACATTCTCTACAATGAATGCTTTTGGCTTAATCTTTCTCAAAGCACGAGCAAACTCTAAATATAGAGTATTAATCTTTCTATCTGCCTTCCTTGCTCCACCCTGGCTAAATCCCTGGCAAGGATAGCATCCGATAAGCAATTCGGCAGAAGGGAACGATTGGAGTCCTGAAATATCGCCCAATATGTAATCAGTTTCAGGATGGTTTTCTAAGTAAACGTCCCTTGCATAAGGCAAAATATCGTTTGCCATCAGCACATTGAACCCTGCTCTCAAAACTCCCGCATCAGAACCACCACATCCAGAAAAAAGTGAAACTACAGTTGGCATCGCCCCTCCTAAAAACCGACCGCGTATTATAGCGAAACCACCCCTTGGGAAAAGCTAGATTTCGCCAAGTTTTGATATTCTCATGTTTTAGTAGTTGTGGCCATCTTTAACGAGAGAAAGATGAAATTGAGTTCTCATTAATTTTCAATAGGTTTAATTGTAAACACAGCAGGAATCAAAGCTAACACGTCGCTACGCTCATTGTTCAACCCCGCCATCTCTGAAAACAAGTTTCAGAAATGGCGAGTATACTACATCCTATGCGGTAGTTTCTTAGGCATGTTTGCTGGTCGAAATACCTCAATTTTCTGTCTACTGATATCGTTAAACCGTCTGTAATTATCCCGGACCATTTCGGCACACCCGACCAGCTCATCAGGCGTCAGATTTTCGTTGACCATAATCTGCTGTAGACGGTGGACAATGGCCATCAGCTTGATATTTTTAGTTTTATGCTGCGGTATCTCGCCTGGTATTCTGTGCATTATCCAAGCCACCCGTTTTGCTGTGCACGCTCCATCTGTTCATCTGAATAGTTCCATGCTCCATCCGTGGCAACCATTGCCCCGCCAGACACCCCCGTCTCTGGTTCATACATAACAGCAAGGCCGAGCTGATGCATAATTTCATGATTAATTCTGAATACCAGGCCACGCTCACTAAGTTCTTTCCAGTTCACAATCTCATATGCGCTTGTATTAAGCAGCTCAATACTTAGCAAGACATAATCTTCCAGCCAGTCTGACAGGTCAGTAACATCTGTTATCCGGGCTTCAACCTTTCGCCCCGTAAACACACCCTGTACCCATTCATGCAAAATCAGCGTATCCCCGCGCTCATAATTACGGTCATTTTTCCGAAACTCTGCACGTTTCTTTCCTTCCAGCACAAGGTCGAAATATTTTGCGTGCAGCTTTACCTCGTGAATTTTTGCCATGATGTCCACTCCATTACTGTTGAGAATCCCGGCCACACATCAGCGACCAGATACGTGAATTTTTTTCCGTCATAATTTACGGTTGCTCCACGCGCCAGCGCCTCAAGTTCCCATCGCTGAGGCCAGATGCCGTTCTGAGCAAGGTCAACACGGATACGGGTAATTTGCATACGCTCCGACCGGGTCAGCCTGGCCGATGGCGCTATTTCATTCGGTTTTAACGGGCTTCCGTTTCTTTGCTGACGGTTTGGTGTTCTCAGGCCGTGTTTTAATGCGCCCCTGAGCGCCCTCACGACCTCCGGGTCATTCCATTCGATAACACCGTCATCAACCAGATTAAGCACGGCTGCGGCGCGCTCAGAAGGTGTGGGAGCCGGTAACGAAGTATCACCACCGGTGAGCTTTCCACAGTTATTGACAGGACTCCGAGGCGCGGCGATGCCGCTTTTTAAAGTCAAAGGCTCAACGACCGGCACTTTCGGAACAATGCGCCAGTCCGTCGTTCTGGTGATATGAATATGACGCGCGCCGAGATGCGGCGCGTAAATGCCGACCACTCTCTCGACTTCTTCCTCGTACTCGTTAACTTCATCCGACGGACTACGGGCGACCCTGACAGTCTGACAATCGCGCGGGACATTTGCCCCACCCTGCGCGCTGATATACAGCGCAAAATCACCACTGTCTGCGGCGGCGCGTGCAGCCTCGACGCGCTCGTCAAACTCATCAGCAATGCTGACGCCGCGAGGCAATTTGCGTAGTTCACGGTAAGCCCCCATTGTCGGCAGGCCAACCGTTTTAAATTGCGGAATGCGCCACGTTGACGCCCATGCGGTAACAGCCGCGGCAGTATCTTTCAGCGGTCTGCCGGTATCGTTATCGAGCTGCCCATCCAGTGCATAGCCGTCGATATTTTTTGAGATGTATTTCGCGATATACCCCGCAGCACCGCCCCGATTAAGATGTTTTGCCTGAAAACGGTTTCGCGCGGCTCCTCTTTCGTCGCCATCCTCTTTGAGCGCATAGCGACGCATGATTTCAATAATCTGGTTACGCTGGCGTGGATTACAAAAAAGCATCATATGCCAGTGCGGCGTTCCGTCGTGGTGTGGCTCAACGACACGCAAACCGTAGGCCTGTAAATCATTATCCTTGAATGCCGTGCGCATCAGGCTCCAGATACGGCAGAGATAACGCTGCGCATCCTTTGGATTAAATGCCTCATGGTTCCAGCCGTGATTAAGCTGGACGGTTTTACTTTCGCCTTTTCCGACCTGACGTGTCGGGTGATACTTTGACGGCGCGGTCAGCGTGATAAACATCCCCACATCACCCTCTGCGGCGGCGTAACGCTCAATACCGGCAATGGTGTTCATCAGCTCCATCCGGCGAATTTCAGGATTAGAAATACTGCCCATCACCTTACTGATAAGGTCGATGCGTTCGCCGGTTTCCCTGTTTTCAAGGTCACACGATTTAAGAAATTCCAGATTTGCCTGGCGGCGTGCACGTACATCACGAATGGCATGTTTACTGGCATAAGGAGAACGGTCTTTATTCACCGCCCCGACAGCAATCAGTAACGCCTCATGCCAGCGCATACGCTGGCCTTTAAGCTGATGAGTCCACCACTCATCGTTAAACAGACGGGCAATGGCAGAATATGCCTGCCTCGTGGTCATCTGCCCTTTACGGTATTTTTTCCAGTAGAGAGGGGAAATATTGAAAGCTCGTGCAGCGCCAGCAACATGACCATACAGGTGAGCCTGCGCCTCATCCGTAAACAGCGATTCTTTCTCGCCATGCGCATCCACCCAGGCATCGCTGAGTTCCTCATACATCATGAAAAGCTGCGATGAGATACGGGCGGCAAATTTTTTCAGCTCCTTGTCATTCATTCCCGGCAGGCGCGCATAGTGGTCACGCTCTGCCAGAAACAGTAACGACGCGTCGGTGTTCATTTCATGGCGCTGATTCACACGCTCAATGCGCGGCCATAAACGACGCTGAAAAGTGGATGTGAGAAAATAAAACCCGTGCACCGGGCTTTTATTGCGCCGGATGTAGTCATAGCGTGAAGTAAACAGCGAGCGCAAAAAGTAAGGCAGGCGGTTAATCGTGGATAAAACACCTTGCACCTGACGCATCTCGTCACGTGTAAGGGGTCTTTCGCGCCCGACAGCCTCGCGTGGCGCGTTCCATGCATAAGCACCGGTAAACGCCTTACCGGTGCCTGCGGCAAATGCTGACGGAGGGACAAAACGCCCGGAGGCTTTAACGGCCATATGAGCCAAAAGCCTCTGAACAACGCTTGCTGAGTTGCTCAACCTGCGCGTTTAAATCAGCAAAAGACTTTGCGCTTCCGGTCAGAATATCGTGATGCATCAGGCCGGAAACGAGCTGGCTTAATTTCGGGTAATAACCAACCACTGCCAGCCATTCCTGACCGACGTTTTTACCGCTTTCCGCTCTCTTTTTCTCGTGGAGAATAAACTGAAAGCTGTCACTGGTAACGACATAACGTTCGCCAATTTCAATACGAATACTCATGCCGTTCTCCGGTAATGTTTGTTTTTTGCTTCAAAGACTGACTGACAGGAAACACAACGCGTGGCTGACGGATAAGCCGCACGACGGGCAGCAGGTATTGGCGCGTCACACTCTTCGCAAACCAGCGCAGAAGCACCGCAATGTTTTACCCTTGCCGCGTTAATCTGGCGCTCCAGTAATTCAGCCTGTTGTTCCTGAATAAAATCTACGTTGTCCGGCATTATCAGCTCCTTTTATCGTTAAGTTTCCTGGATACATCAGCGCAATAACTGGCAAGTTCTGTCGTTAATTTTGTCAGTTCATCCACGGAGGAAATTTGCTTGTGGAATACAGCGCGTTTAACAAGTAAATTGACCACATCAGACAGGAGGTTTAATTCATTCTGATAAATCGCGATAACAGATTCAGTTATGTCGCGTTTTTCTTTATCAAGACAAAGTTGAATAAGAGACAAATCGCCATTTTTCATAACGGCGATTTTTAAGGCGTTATTCAGTAATACAACTGAATGAGAACAGGACATCAAAGCACCTCCCCGCGAGACAATCCGATATTGTGAAATTTTTCCGACTCCTGACTGAGCAGCTCGACTATCTCCACGCGGGATAACTCCGCCTTTGTGATGTGGCGAATCATGGCATCAAGATGAGAAGAAAAGCGCGTCGCCGCGTCGGCCTGTGCTTCGGTTCTGGCCTGTTGCAGCAGTAATGCGTATTTACCGCACTGATTTTCAGAAACTGTATGCATGACTTTCTCCAGGCAAAAAGATGCCCCGCACGATTAAGTGCGTTAAAAACTCTGGTTAATTACTTAATGCAGATATTGCTCTGGTTTTACCGACGTCAGAATTGTCGGTGCATATTCAAACAGACTGAATAATTCACGTAATGCACGGAATAAAGCATCACGCCAGTAACATGACTCTTCATTAATTCGCCAGTATGGCTGATTGAATTCTTTTTCTGTCAATCCCGCATGCATAAATAAAGTGCGACGCTGACTGACTGTTAAAAAACTAATATATGCATACTCACTCGCGCCAACCTGACGACGTTTTGAGAATGCCCCACGCAATTCATCAATTGCACATACCAGTCGTTCACGTTCGACGTCGTTCATTTCTTCAAAACGCATCGTTGCGTGACGCTGTTTTAACTGCGCATGAAAGCAAACCGTTAGCCGTTCGCGCTCCATCATCTGATTATAATAATCACATGTATCCTGCCAGCGAGGAACGGCAAGATGCTTACCAATTATCCGGCGCATAGCTGCTGGCTGTTTTTCAACGAGATTGAGCGTCATCACTGTCATTTCCATACCCTCCGGCTTTTCAGAAAGGTCAGAGCCTTTTTTAACGGACTCTGTTTTTTGGTGCGGATAATGATTCCCTTACGCCCCTTACCGTGGGTGATGGTGAAGTCAATCGCCCTGGGGCTTTCGTTACGCAGTAACTGAGCAATACAACGCGGTTCACTCATAATCACAACCCCATCCACAAAAGCCATGCATCACGCTGTTCAACTGGTCGGTTATAAAACGCCTCTCGTACAGCGCGATTAAACTCTGGAATGAAAACCCACTTCTCACCGACACGAGCGTTCGGCTTACTTGGATCACGAAGCTCAATAACTGGCAATTTATTCTCTTTTACCATCTTGACTACAGCCGTTTCTGGCTTACCAAGTAACTCTGCAAACTTAACCGTATGTACCGCATCAATCGGGTACTGAATCACATAGTCATTGACTTCCATTGATTAGCCCTTTTTGCTTTCGTGTTACCCTTATTAGATCCAGTCCCTTCTAGGTCGCCCCTGTCCTTTCTAGGGACTGGCTAACACACTCAAAAGGTCACCAATACACAACCTTTTGACGGGAATATAAGTCACCAATAGGTTACTGTCAAATGCAGACATTCGAAAAACTGAAAGCGATTAGGAAAGCAGAAGGCTTAACACAGGCGAAATTCAGCGAAATTAGCGGGATAGCTCTAGGAACAGTCAAAAATTACGAAAGTGGGCATAAAGACCCTGGTCTCAGCATCGTTATGCGAGTCACAAATACGCCTTTATTTAAAAAATATACGCTCTGGTTAATGACTGGTGATACGTCACCACAAGCTGGTCAGATCGCGCCGGCTCTCGCACACATTGGGCAAAAACCAACAGAATCAGACCACTCCGAAAAACAGACTGGTTAACACTCTATAAACATTACATTTTCACTATTTGTTACCAAGATGGTGAATACAGCGTCAGAGGGCTTTCTTATGTCAATTAAGAAGCTCGATGATGGACGCTATGAAGTGGACATTAGACCTCGCGGTCGCGACGGAAAACGCATCCGCAGGAAATTTGAAAGAAAAGCTGAGGCTGTAGCATTTGAGCGATACACAATCGCCTACGCCAGCCAGAAAGAATGGGCAGGTCAGCGAGCAGATCGCAGAACTTTGAGTGAGTTGCTGGACATCTGGTGGAAATATCACGGGCAAAACCACGAGCATGGAACAAAAGAGTTTAATCATCTGCTCAAAACCATCAGCGGCATAGGTGATATACCAGTGAGCCGGATGAGCAAAAGAGCTTTGATGGATTATCGTTCCATGCGACTACGTGATGGTATCAGTGCCGCAACGATAAACCGTGACATGTACCGATTATCCGGCATGTTCACAAAATTAATTCAATTGGATGAATTTTCCGGGCAACACCCAATTCACGGACTGCCGCCACTGGCGGAGGCCAACCCTGAAATGACGTTCCTGGAAAAAGCAGAAATCGAAAAACTGTTAAATGTTTTGGATGGTGATGACTTACTTGTCGCACTTTCATGTCTGAGCACTGGAGGAAGATGGACGGAAGTTGCCACGCTAAAACCAGCACAGATTACAAATTGCAGGGTTACCTTCCTGAAAACCAAAAACGGTAAAAAGCGAACCGTGCCGATTTCTGAGGAACTGGAGAAAAAAGTTAAAGAGGAGGCCAGCGCTAAATTATTCAAAGTTGATTATGAGAAGTTTTGCGGGATTTTACGCAGAGTGAAGCCAGATATACCACCCAATCAGGCAACCCACATCCTGCGGCATACATTCGCAAGCCATTTCATGATGAATGGGGGCAATATAATCGCACTGCAACAGATTCTGGGACATGCGAGCATTCAGCAGACGATGGCCTATGCGCACCTTGCGCCTGACTACCTGCAAAATGCCGTCGCACTGAATCCTCTAAAAGGCGGAGTGACGTTATAA